GCCTGCACACCGAGACGCACCACCTGTCGGTGAGCGAGCTGCAGATGATCCAGCACGCCACGGGCTGCATGGCCGGTACCGAGGCGCTGGCCGCTGCCGAGGGGTATGTGCTGGTGCGCGTGAACCCGGCCAGCGTGGCCAGCGTGGCCGAGTTTCTGGCCACGGGCGCCCAGCTGTTCGGCGACCTGGCCCGCGCGGTGCAGGAAGAGGCCGGCCACGAAGGCCCTGTAACCCCCAACGGCCGCAGCCGGGTGCAGCACCACGTCGAGGAGCTGCTGGGCCACATCAATGCAGGCAATGCGTACGTGGCTGCGCGTGTGCCTGTGCGCAAGGGAGCGTAAGCATGCAACTCAACATCAACATCAAGGGCATCGAGCGCGTGAAGGCGCAGCTCGAAGCCTTGTCGGGCGGGCAGGCCCGCGCGGCGTATGCCAAGGCGCTGAACGATACGGGCTTTCAGGTGCGGCGCGACATGCAGCAGCAGATCGCCCAGAAGTTTGACAAGCCCACGCCATTCATCCTGCGCTCGCCCAAGGTGTTTCCGGCAACGGCTGACAAGCTGGAGGTGTCGATTGCGCCCACGTATGCCAGCCAGTTCGGCACCAAGGGCGGCAAGATTGGTGTGGACCCGCAGCAGGTGCTGCAGGCGCAGGAGTTTGGCGGCCAGCGGCGCGACAAGCGCAGCGAGGTGGCCCTGCGCCGTGCGGGTGTGCTGCCGCAGGGCATGCAGCTGGCCATCCCGGCCACGCCTTTCCCAGGGAGTGATGACGGCAAGGGAAATCTGCGCGGTCCATTTGTGGTGCAGCTGATCAGCTACTTCCAGGCGTTTGGCGAGCAGGGTTTCCGGGCCAACATGACCGACCAAGCTTATCGGCGGATTCACAAAATCAAAGGCCGAAATGCCGTCGCGATGGGTGGCAAGAATTGGACGAGGCAGGTGCTTGGGCATCGCTACATCGTGAGCTACGGAAAGATGCGTGGCGGTGCCCGCACGACCCGCAAAGGGGAGGCTGACCAGCGCGCCAGCAACCTTGCGCCGGGCATCTGGGCGGTGCTGGGGGCCACGGGCGCCACGGTGAAGCCCGTGGTGATGTTCGTGCGCAAGGGTGCGTACAAGCCGCGGTTGGATCTGCAGTCGATTGCAACCAGCGCGGCCACGCAGGACTACCTTGCCCGCCGCATGCGCTTTCGGATCCGGGAGGCTGCGGGTGTCTGACGCTGCAAACCCCATGACCCGCGAGCAGGCCAACCAGCTGCTCGACCTGGTGCGCGCTGGCGGTGTTGTGCCCCAGTCGGATGTGCTGTTTGCCCTGTGGATCACGGGTGACCTGTTCCACGCTGAGGCTGCCGCGCAATGAGCTACATGACCGAGGCCAATGCCATCGCTGCCGCATTGCGTGGCACGCCGATCACGCGCCCTAGCCGCCGCCCCACATCGCCCACGCCGCGCAACCTGGCCGTGCTGGCCTACATGCGCGAGTTCTTCCAGCAAAACGACCAGCTGCCACCCATGTCGGCCATTGCGGCGCACTTTGGTGTGGAGGTCAGCGCGGCCTATGAGCAGACGTTGGCGCTGCGCCGCTTTGGCCTGGTGGAGTTGAACGCGGTGGGCAAGTTGCGCTTTGTGCGGGCAGAAGTAAATACAGATTCGAAGGTTGAGCGATGAACCACTACCCGCACCACATTGGCGACTTCAACACAGCGACACGGCACCTGTCACGGCTGGAGCGTGCCGTTTACCGTGACGCTCTGGATATGTACTACGACACTGAGGCGCCACTGGACGGTAGCGACTTCGACAGGCTGGCAAAGCGGCTGCTGTGCCGTGACACTGATGAGGTCTCTGCCCTTCAGTACGTGCTGACGGAGTTCTTTGAGCAGCAAGAAGATGGCACCTGGGCGAACCACCGGTGTGACCGGGAGATTGCCAAGTTCAAGGAAGCGCAGGCCGATGCGGGCGTGGTCAAGTCCAATGAAAAGCAGCGTCAAACCCGCAGCCGTGCTGTGCGTTCTGCTATCTTTTCTGCACTGCGCGCTAAGGGTATCGAGGTCAAGTGGAACGCGAAGATGGGAGACATGCGGGCCCTGTGCAAGCAGCATGGCGTCGATGTTTCGGCCATTGATAGTGGCACGGCCAGTGTCACGCAAGGTGACGTGTCAGGTGGTGTGACAGCGTCACAGCGTCACGGCAGTGGCACGGCTAACCAGAACCAGAACCAGAACCATATAAAACCCCCCAACCCCCCTGCAAGGGGGGCGGGCGATTCGGGTGCTGACGCGTCGGATCAAGGCAAGGGGGGCGGCAATGCAGTCCAGGTGCCAGCAGCAACGGCCACGGTGACCGCAACTGCTCTGTGCGCCTTCTTCCCCGAGATCCGCAGAACCCGTTTGGCAGAGGTGGCGGTGTGCATCGCATCGCTGGAAGCTGACGGCACGGTGACCGGCGAGCAGCTGCTCAAGGCCGCGGCCCAGCAGTCGGAGTGGCTGTGCGTTGACGAGGGCAGGGCGTGCCCATCGGTGCTGCGCTGGCTGCGTGAGCAGCGGTGGCTGGATGCGGCAGCAGGTGTGGCCCAGGCCGGTGCTGTGCCATCCGACTGGCGCCAGACGCGCAGCGGTGTCGAGGCCATGGGCGAGCGCCTGGGCCTGGGCCGCTGGGACCAGGAGCGCCACCGCCTGTTCACGCAGTACGAAGACGCGGTGGTCGCTGCCCTCGAAGGCCAGACGGTCGGGGCCTGACGCGATGGCCTGCACTTCAACCCGGCAATCACGCGACGAGCTGAACCGCAAGGCGCGCGATCGAATGGCCGCCCGCAGGCAAACGCCTGAGTACCGTGAGTGGCTGCTGCAGTCGCGCGAGCTGCGTCGGTCGCTCAAGGAAAAGTACCGCAGGCAGGCGGGTTGTAAGCCGCGCGATGTTTACAGGTTGGCTGCATCCGCAAAGCGTGAGCTGGCTTTGGCGCGCAAGGCGCTGCGCGAGGCTCTTGCCTCAAGCCACGACGCACATGTGCGGCGGTATAGGGCGATTGTCGCGAGCCGCAATGCCTATGCCAGCCGGTATGCCTCTGATGCGCAAAGCGAGCGTGAGAGGTCCGCTGCCAGAAAGCGTGCGTTGCCAGATAGCTATGTGCGGCAGCTGCTGCGCAACATGGGAATGACCAACGACGAGATCACACCCGAAATGATTGAGATGCAGCGCGAGGCAACTTTGTTTCGTCGCCTCGCCAGAGAGATCCGGAAAGCCATTGCAAACCACAACGAGGAAAACCATGAAGCCATCACTGAACACGCTTGAATCGCTCGAAGACATGCAGAAGGTTGAGACCATGGGTGACGTTCGCCGCGTGATCGGCCAGTCGCTGCTGGCCTTGGCTCGAAAGGAGATCAGCGCAACAGACCTGACTGCAATGGGCAAGGCTGCTGATGCCATTGCTAACACGCTGAATGTCGAAGTCAAGATGGCCCGCACCGCGCACGACCTGCGAAAAGCTGGTGCGGATATCGGGCAGATCGTGCACATCGGCAAGACGCTGATTGGGTAATTGGCGTGCCTTCCCCTTCGTCAGTGAGGTGTGCGACCCCACCCCCCGTGGTTAGGTTCTCCCCAGCTTCCCGCCGTGCGGGTGATTCGTGCCGCCCTGTCGGACTGTTGCGCAGGGTTGCTAAGGGGGTTAACTGAACATGCAGTATGGCTTTGTTGCTACTGGAGTGATAGCAAAAGGGGGTTCCGCATGAAGGTGTTGCCCGTGCTGGACCAGGTGATTTCGCAGGCTGAGTTCGCGCAGATCATCGGCGTGAGCGAGGCGCGCGTGTCGCAGATGGTGAGCGAGGGCGTGATTGCGAAGGGCGACACCGCCGCCAGCTGGCTGACCGCCTACTGCGAGAGGCTCCGCGACCAGGCTGCCGGCCGGCTGGGTGAAACCTACGGGCTCGACCTGGTGCAAGAGCGCGCCGCCCTGGCCCGCGAGCAGCGCGAGGGGCAGGCCATCAAGAACGCCGTGGCCCGCCGCGAGTTTGCCCCCGTGGGCCTGCTGGCCGATGTGCTGGGCCAGGCGGCCAGCGCGGTGGTCGACCGCTTCGACCAGCTGGAGGGCACGCTGCGCAAAGCCTGCCCCGATCTGCCCGACGAAGCCAAGACGGCCGTGCTGCATGTGATCGCCTCGGCCCGGAATGAGTGGATCCGCACCACTGAGCGGCTGGTGGCCGACAGCGTGGATGCCATGCTGGCCGAAGACGCACCCGAGGATGAGCACTACAGCGAGGGCATGCCCGCGTGACCACCATGCCCACGCTCCACGCCGAGACCGCCGCCGCCATCAAGGCCGCGGTGCGCATGGGGCTGGACAGCCTGCGGGCCGAGCCACCGCAGCGCCTGGGCGACTGGGCGCGCGACCACTTCAAGCTGGCGGGTGAAAGCAGCCACCAGAAGGGCGCATGGGAGGCGTGGGCCTTCCAGGTGGGCATCCTCGATTTCATGAGCGACGACCGCGTCGAGGAACTGGCCGTGAAGAAGGCCAAGCGCGTGGGCTACACCAAGATGGTCACCGCCTTCGTTGCGTACAACATCGCGCACCGCCGGCGCAAGCAGGCCCTGTGGCAGCCCACCGATGACGACCGCGACAGCTACGTGAAGAGCGAGATTGACCCGCTGCTCGACCCGCTGACCGGCGTGCCTGCCATCAACAAGGCCCGCAAGCTCGGCCGGGGCACTGAGGAAACCATCAAGTTCAAGCCCTTCCGCGACAGCGTGCTGCACTTGCTGGGCGGCAAGGCGGCCCGGGCCTACCGCCGTATCACCGTGGCCGTGGCCATCCTCGATGAATGGTCTGCCTTCGACCAGCAAATTGAAAAGTCGGGCGACCCGGGCGGCCTGGCCAAGGGCCGGCTGGAGGGCGCGCCATACCCGAAGTTTGTGGGCGGCAGCACCCCGCGCCTGAAGGGCCTGTGCCACGTCGAGCGCGCGTGCGACAACGCCGAGGGCATGGTGCGCTTTCACATCGACTGCCCGCACTGCGGCGTCGAGCATCCGCTGATCTGGGGCGGCAAGAGCCTGGCCCACGGCATGAAGTGGACGCGCGGCAAGCCCGAGACCGTACACCACGTCTGCCCGCACTGCCACGCAGCCATCACCCAGGCCGACTACCTGCCCGGCGGCGTGCCCCTGCCGGGCGCCTGGGTGTGCGACCGCACAGGCAAGCGCTACGGGCCCGACCGCATCTGGCGCGACAGCAAGGGCATGCCCTGTAACCCCCCGCGCACGCTGGGCGTGCATGTGTGGACAGCCTACAGCCCGCAGCGCGCATGGTCTGACATCGTCGTCGAGTTTGAAAACGCCCTCAAGGCGCTGGAGGCTGGCGAGGTCGGCCCCATGCAGCTGTTCGTGAACGAAACCCTGGGCGAGACCTGGGAGCTGGCAGGCGAGCGCACCGACGAACACGCCCTGCAGGCCCGGGCCGAGCCGTACAAGCTGTGCACCGTGCCCAAGGGTGGGCTCTACCTGACCGCTGGGGTGGACGTGCAGCGCAACCGCTGGGAAATCACGGTGTACGCCTGGGGCCGCGGCATGGAGTCGTGGGTGGTCGATGTGGCCGTGATCGAAGGCAACCCCGCCGTCGATGAAGAATGGGACGCCGTCACCCACCACCTGCAGCGCCGATACACGCAAGACTGGCACGGCGGCACCCTGGGCATCAGCGCCACCAGCATCGATTCATCCGACCAGACGCAGGCCGTGTACAGCTGGGTGGCCAAGGCCCAGCACATCCTGCCCAACCTGCGCGCGATCAAGGGCGACGGCAACGAAGCCACCAACATCCTGGGCCCCAGCAGCGCGCAAGACATCAACTGGCGCGGCAAGAAAGTGCCCAACGGCATCAAGCTGTGGCGCGTGGGCGTCGATGCCGCCAAGGATCTGCTGCTGGGCCAGCTGGCCATCACCAAGCCCGGGCCCGGCTTCGTGCACTTTTCCGAAGAACTGCCGCGCGAGTTCTTCGAGCAGCTCACCGCAGAGCAGCGCGTGCTGGCAAAGATCAACGGGCGCGAGGCATACCGCTGGATCAAGCGCCGCCCGCGCAACGAGCAGCTGGACAACCGCAACTACGCCCTGCACGCCGCCATGGCCAGCGGCCTGCACCGGTACGACGACGCCCGCTGGCAAAAGCTCGAAGCCGCCGTGCAGCCAGACAATCACGACCTTTTTGCTATTCAACCGATAGCAATCAAGGCAGAGCAGGCAAGCGCTACGCCTCCAAATCGACCCCGCACCCCGCGTGCAACCCCCTCCGCATTCAGCCGCGATTGGTAACCCATGCAAAAGCCCGCCAGCCCGACCACGCCAGAACTCGATCTGCTTGTCGCAGCCGAGCCCGACCTGGTCGACCGCATCTTTGACTACATCCTGGCCGACCCTGCCATGTCACTCGCGCTGCAAAAGATCGACGTGCAGGTGGGGGAGTGTGGCGTGCGCAAACTGAAGGACGCGGTGCGATCGGAGTTTGCCGGGGAAAAGGTATGGGTGAACAAGCGTGAAAAGGTGGCGCAGGCAGTGCTGCGGATGTTCAACGGCAGGAACGCAACGGAGGTGGCCAGGCGATTGCACATCAGTCGAGCCACCGTGTACCGGGTCATCAAACAAGCTGGCCCGGGCCCAGGATAAAACCGTCTCATTTTTTCTGGAAATGAGACAGGCGCGCCGGTACCGTGGCCACTTCACCACGGCCCGAACAAGCGCAAAGCCATGTCCTTCACATCAACCGACCTGCAAAACATCAACAACGCCATTGCCACTGGCGAGCTGTCCGTCGAGGTCAACGGGCGCAAGGTGGTTTACCGCAGCGTCGATGACCTGATCAAGGCCCGCAACCTCGTGCAGGCCGAGCTGGCCGGCGCAGGTGCACCAGCTGCAGCCACGCGGCGCGGTTCGTTCCAGGTGCGTTTTACCACCGCCCGGGGGGATTGAGCCATGGCCAAAACAGCAGTCAACCTGATTGACCGATTCGTCGGCCTGTTCAACCCCGACGCCGGCCTGCGCCGCGTGCGCTCGCGCGAGCTGCTGGCCCGGGCCTACGAAGGTGCCAGCCAGCGCGACGGCTGGCGCCCGCGCCGTGCGGGTGCCAGTGCCAACACCGACCACATGTCGGACGCCACCATCCTGCGCACCCGTGCGCGTGCGCTGGTGCAAAACGTGCCCTACGTGGCGCGCGGGCTTGAAAGCCTGGTGTCCAACACCGTGGGCACTGGCATCACGCCCCGCAGCCTGGCCAAGGATGCAGTGGCGGTTGACCGCCTGTGGTCTGACTGGTGCAAGGTGGCCGATGCTGACGGCCGCAGCGACCTGTACGGCCTGCAGGCCATGGCCTACCGAGCCATGGAACAGGACGGCGAAGTGCTGATCCGCCTGCGGGCCCGCCGTGATGAGGATGGGCTGCCCGTGCCCCTGCAGCTGCAGGTCCTTGAAATCGACTGGCTCGACAGCTCCAAGGTCGGCACCAACGGCGGCAACACCATCATCAACGGCATTGAGTACGACGCCCTGGGCAAGATCGCCGCTTACTGGCTGTGGGACCAGCACCCTGGCGAAATGCTGCCTGGCCGCCGTGGCCGTTCCAGTAGCTACCCCGTGCCGGCCGACCGCATCATCCACCTGTACAGCCCGCAACGGCCGGGGCAGGGCAGAGGCTTCACGCGCCTGGCGCCCGTGATCGCCCGGGTGCGCGACATACAGCTTTATGAGGATGCCGAGCTGCAGCGCAAGAACCTCGAAACCCGCCTCAGCGTGCTGGCCAGCGGCGACGTTACCAGCATGTCCATGACGGAAAGCGAGGCCCAGGAAAAGGTGCGCGAAACCGGCGAGCTGGGCACGCTGGCCAGCGGGGGTATCACGCAGGTGCCCACGGGTGTGAACCTGACGGTGGTGGAGCCTAAGGCCGCTGGCGGGTATGTCGAGTACATGAAGCACCAGCTGCACCTGGTGGCAGCGGGCATGGGCGTCACGTACGAAATGCTCACGGGCGATGTGCGCGAGGTCAACTACAGCAGCGCCCGGGTCAGCATGCTGGAGTTCCGTCGCAACGCCGAGCAAATGCAATGGCTCACGCTGGTGCCCCGCCTGTGCGAGCCCATCTGGCGCGCCTTTGTCGAGGCGGCCTACCTGTCGGGCAAGGTGCGGGTGCGCGACTTCGGTGTTGACTGGTCCACCCCCAAGTGGAGCTATGTGAACCCCGTGCAAGACGTTGCAGCCGACCTGGACGAAATCAGCGGCGGCCTCAGCACCTTCAGCGAAAAGCTGCGCCAGCGCGGCTACAAGCCCGAGCTGGTGTTTGCCGAGCTCAAGTCCGACATGGATCGGCTGCAGGCAGACGGCACCCTCGACATGATCATGATGCTGCAAAAGGGCCGCACGCTGGGCATGGCCCAGGCCGAGGCCAGCAACAGCCAGCCCGTGAAAAAGCCTTAAACGCGTGGACTGCAAAAGTTGTCTCATTTTTTCTGTAAATGAGACAGCCGAACGCAGACCATCGCGTTCATGCCTACACCGCAAACCCCCACGCAAACCCCCACGCAAACCGCCGACTTGCCGCTGGTCGGCCTGCAGATGGAAGTCCGCAACTTCACGCGGGCCGAGCCCGTAGCAGAAGGCGCGGCACCTGCTGCCAAGTTTGAACTGGTCTTCACCACCGGCGCCCCTGTGCGCCGGTATGACTGGCAAAACGGCCGCTACTTCATCGAGCAGCTGGAGGTCACGCCC